GTTGAGGATCTTGGTTGGGAATACCAACGCATGTCATCTTGTGGTAGAGAAACATATAAAAATTTATGTCTCAAACTTGGTTGGAAATTTGAATTGGAGATTGAAAATGACAGTTGAAAATAAATTAACTATGCATGAGTTATGTAAAAGAATAGACAACGAATTTGATGATGTTGATCTATCCATTCATGACAGTCCAACTAAAGGAACTGTAGCAGTCATATATTTTTATGAAGATAAACTAGAGGAACATAAAGATGACAGTTGAAACTAACCCTAACTATTGGGATTGTGAATGTGAAACTAACTTTATACATGCTAAGGCTCAAACCTTGGCATGTTCTTTATGTGGAATGACTGAAGATGAATCTCCAGATTCCAGAGTAAACGAAATTAAAGAGAACAAAGATGATTAACCTTTTAGAAATACTTTTTGAACTTACAACCCTCTTAGTGCTTGTAGCAATTTTGTATATAATAATAACTGAACATAATAATAGGAGATAACACATGACCCAATATTCAGACCAAGTAGAAAAACGCAGGAAGGAAACCCTGGAAGAAAAAATGGATAACACTCTTACTTGTTATTACTTTCAAAGACATGAAAAAAATAAAGATATAGAAGATTACCGACAGATTGATTATGCAAGTGGACGCAGAGTCATAACCAACATCAGTAAAGCTGGTAGACCCAAGACAACCCAAACAGAGCCTATGCGCAAATGGTTGTTTGAAACTTTCTTTGCCAAATGATTGAGATAATCGGATACATATTCGGAATAGGCTTTCTTATTTGGCTAACCGTTGTTACAACACTTTATCTAATCATTACCCAATTCTTTGAGAACCTATGAAAAGATACCGTTATGTAATTGTCAAACAAGACAAACCTAATACTTCGCTTCCTTATGGCGTAGAAGTTTATCTAAATCAAGACAAAGAACCCGTTCGATCTTATTGGTTTAAGACACCCCAAGACAGAATAGAAGGCCTCAAGATTGTTGCTAATTATGATTAATCTCGATACAATCCGAAAGTGGTACTTGTTTGATTGGATTCAATATATCTTCTACTCTCCTAAAAGTATGTATCTTATGAGTGCCACACTCTCATGAGTTTTCTCGCAATCTTAACCGTTATCGTATATATCTTAGCTTTTATCCTAGGCAGACCTAAGCCTTAATCAAAACTTTCTTCTTCCTCTACATCTGTAGCTTGATCTATTACTTCCTGTTTTAGATCTTCCTGTTCCAACCTTTCTAAACTATCAGCTTCATCTTCCAGCTCGCCTGGATCCAGAAGACCGTCAGTTTTATTGGCTAAGACCACATTCCCCATCAGCTGCTCAAGTCGTTTCTCTACTTCTTCCCGACTCATTTGATCTACCTTCCCGAACATAACTTCTTTTCTATCCACTACAAGACCCCCGACCTTTAACAAACTATTTTGTGCCGATATGGCAGCGTTAAAGGACCCCGCTTCGAGGGCCTTGTCTCTAATATCATATAGATCCTGGACAGCTCTATCATAATTTAACTCATACTTCTTCTTAGCTTCATTCATCAGATAGTTATATTCTTTACGAATTGTTGGATGATTCATGAGCTTATTAGCAGATTGACGAGCATCTTTATACCCAGCCTTATGTGCGCATTCTACGAGAGATAGCCGAGGATTATTGACAGCTTGCCAAATAAAGTTTCTTTGTCTGCGATTGAGTGAATTGTCTAGGTTAGCGAATTCAATGGGAGCTTCTTCTTCTGGAGAAAGGATAGGTTCATATTCTAATTTATTTTTTCTATAACCCATATTGTTTTAAGCATATTAGAGTGAGGGAAATAATAATACCTACCCCCACTTTACCCTAAAGTGTATTGAGAGGATACCTTACAACAAATTACTTCGTCAAGATATTTATTACTTATTTATCTATATTTCCTTCTTTCCTGTGACAAAAATGAAAAAAATAAAATAATCGTCAAACCCGCATTCTTATCATGTTTTCTTGCGTCATACATTTATGACAAAAATAAGACAATAATAGATTAGTCATTATCTGGCGTAAATTCTATGACAGTTTCACCTAGTTCCACATACTGATTTAGGATCTCATCTACTAAATGCAGCAGCTTATCGTCATCATCTTCTACAAGCTTTTGTAGACTCCACACACAATAGCTTAATGAAGTTAAAACAACGCTTAACTTATCCTCGCCTCTTAGTGTGTAATTGTTGAAAAGATTCTCTAAACGCGAAACCACCTCAGCTAGAGTTGGCTTTTGCATTTTGCTTTGGATTGGCACTACTTTGACTGTCATTAATTAACTATAACTTATTTAGTAGAATTATCTAGGTCTTCTTGTTTAACCTCATTTTCAACATGACGCATAAATATATCAATCAATTCAAGCTTCTCAGATCTAGATAGCTGGCTAAATTGACTAACGATGGTGTGTATTAAATCTGTGTTACTCATATCTTTGTTCCTTATATAAAAGCGGGGGATTGTTTCGCCAAGCTCCCCCGATACTTATGCAGACTATCCAGCTTAATTGCTGAATGACGCGAATTAAACTATTTGAATGTTCTCAAACTCTTCGTTATGAAACATACGGACCTCTTCTTCTGGAAAAGATGACTCAAAGTTTAAGTTTTCTTTGTGATATTTCTTGTAGGCCGCCACAAGATTATTCGTTTTCTTATCAGCCAGATCGTTTTCAGCCTGGTCATAAGACAAACGCATTAACATGTACATATCGCTTGATCTACCCATTTGTAACCTCCTAAAGTTTCTATATGTAGACATTATAGACTTTTTACTTTAAAATGCAATTAAACACATTTACTTAGGAGAGTAATATGCAAACAACTAAAGAAAAGATAGATGCAATCTTAAATGCATCCAACGAAAAAGAGATCACTAAAGATCGTCTTAACTACACTTTGTTTGAACTGAAGGCCAACATCTCAGATTTAACAGAGATTGTTAATAAACTTACAGATGCCGTTGATAGCATGAAGGAGGCGTCATGAGTGTATTTAATATAGATCAAAGGTCCAACACCTCAGCGTATATAACTATGGGGAATGTTACTGTATATGTTGATAACTCAACAGGCGAACAGATTGTAGATGTTTGGAAGACTGCAAGGGATACAGGACAGATTTCAAATATACACAACTCATTATTTGATATTGAAAAACAAAAGAGGGTAAAACTATGAAAATAATGCCAGAAATTTTAGAGAACGAAGAACATATGGTCCTCGGGGATGCTATCTATTTCCCAGATATGGAACATAACTTCTATCATTCAGTACCAGGAATCTCATCATCAAACATTAGAAGGTTTGGTCAGAGTCAGCTTCATGCATTTGAAGAGGAAAATGAAACTACCCCAGCCATGAGGTTTGGAACTGCTGCTCACTCACTTATTGTTGAGGGAGAGGAAGCTTTTGTGAATGATGTGGTGTGCTTGAGTGGATCTCCGTACACTAACGCTAATAAAGAGTTAAAGAAGGAGTATGAAGACAGAGGATTAACCGTCATTACTGCTAAAGATAAAGACACTCTTTACAGTATGAAAGAAGCTTTGATACCAGAAGGTATTAAATATCTATCAGCTGATGAGGGAGAATATCCAGGTGTGTTCAACTCTCCGTTTGAAAGAGCAATCTTTTGGTGGGAAAAGGATCTATTACTTAAGGTTAAGTCAGATGTTCTTAGATACCCTGTCAGTATGCCTCATGAGTCTAACTCTATTATTCTTGTTGATTATAAAACTACGACTGATTGCTCAGTTCGAGGTTTTACTTCATCTATCAAGAAGTATCAGTATGATCTTCAAGCAGCTTGGTATAAGCGTGGCTTTGAGAAAGCTGGCTTTCATGTAGCTGATTTTATCTTTGTTGCGCAAGAAAAGAAAAAACCTTTTGCAAGTAAGATCTTCAAAATGAATCATGATGACATGACTTCTGGTTGGCTTAAGCTTGAACATTTACTAGGCGAATACAACGCTGTATTAAACGGTCAAGAAGCTACGATCTATAACTCACCTAATATTGTGACTGTAGATCTTGGAGATAGGAAGTGAGCAAAGGCAAACATGATCCAGTAAACCAACCACCTCACTACACTAGAGGTGAGATAGAGTATATACAGGCCATGAGATCTATGCTTACGGCAGAAGAGTTTAAAGGTTTCTGCAAAGGTAATGCCGTTAAATATATTTGGAGAGAAGATCTAAAAGGATCTAACATCTCGGATCTAAAAAAAGCAGTTGTCTATTTGAATTGGGCGATAGAAAGATTGGAG